GATTATAGAAAGTGGACAAGTTGAAATTGTACCACTTGCATTTATGAGGGGTAGAACATTTTTAGATTCATTTATTATTGTAGATGAGGCTCAGAATTGTACCAATGACCAAATGGAGATGATTACATCACGTTTGGGATTAAGAAGTAAAATGGTTGTATGTGGAGATTCACAACAAGTAGATTTAAAATATAGAGGAGAGAGTGGGTTTAAGTTTCTATTATCAGCTGCAAAGAAGATTAAGGATATGGATTCATTAACTCTACTTCAAAACCATAGACACCCAGTAGTTGATTCCTTATTAGATGCATATATGGAATTTGCAGAAACAACTGGTTCAAAAAAATAAAAGTATTCCTTGACGGCGCTACCTTAGAGGTTTAATCCCTACCTTTGATTAAGTTCAATTGTGGGGATTTTTTTATGCTATTGATTATCAACACGTTATGAAAAAGTTGAAAAATAAACGAAAAAAGGCTTGTATATATCAAATATTATTCGTATGTTTGTATAGTAAGATTAAGACATAAACCTTTAAAACGATAAAATATGATGAACGGATTGAGTATTATTAAACTAAAAGAGATTGAAACCCAATTGGGTGAATTTGAGATTAACCAGGTAATGGGTGGCGGTAACGATGTCTACCTTAGATTTGGGTATTGGAACCGGGTTAGTGTTCAAACACTCCAAGAAATCATCGGGCAATCGATTAAAGTGGTTGAGGATGATGATTATGATGAGGATTGTGGGTATAAATTTCATTATAGACTAAAATAATTGGCAAAATATTTGGAAATATCAAATATTATTCGTACATTTACTATATAAGACTGAGAGATATGAGTGAGAAAAGAAAAATAGTTTACATCGATATGGATGGAGTTTTAGTGGATTTAGAGAAAGAATTTAACGATTGGTTCGAAGCCCACCCACACTTAAAAGAACGATACAAACATAACCCTGACCATATTGCAGGAATATTCAGAACCCCACCACCAATGGAAGGAGCTATTGAAGCAGTAAAGAAATTGGCTGAAAGTGGAAAATATGAATTGTTTATCGCTACCGCCGCTCCTTGGGGAAACCCCGACGCAGCAACTGATAAACGTTTTTGGATAGAGAAACACTTCGGAAATCTATTCCACAAAAAGATGTTTGTTACACACCGAAAAGACTTGTTGATGGGTGATTATCTTATTGATGACCGTATTAAGAATGGTGCTGGTGAGTTTGGTGGAGAGTTGTTACGATTTGGTTGGTCTTATGAAGAGTTAAAATATAATGAGTACCCAACTTGGGAAAGTATTCTTAAACGATTGTTATAATAATTTTAAAACCTTAAAAATGAAAAAAACCCTATTAATTTTAATATCCGTAATTGGATTAATTTCTTGTGAAAAAGAAGAAATTCAAGTACCTCATAATTACACACTAAGTGTTGATGGTAGATTAGATACCACAAATGAAGGTTTATATAAACTACAATTAAACTCAACAGCCAATTCAATTCAGACTATACATCGATTGACTGGCAAGTTATTAAAAAATGGAAAAGAACCATATCCGCCTGAATTAGTTAATTGGGAATCATCACATAGTTGGACTCTAAATGATACAGCATATGTTATGATTCGTAGAATTATAAATACAAATGGTCAATGGGTAAATGTTGATACAACATATGTTACTGGTTTTGCTGGAGCAATTGTACCAACAATAAATTCATCATCTTATAGTGGTACCGCTGGTGAGATTAATACTGTTATTGCACCTATTGATAATATGATAGGAGATACTATGATAGTTAAATGTAAGTTTAGAAATTTAGAAAAAACAATCCGAATTATATTACAATGAGAAAGCCAAAATTAAAATTAACACCAATAACCGAAGAAACTTTTAAAAGACAAGGTTGGGTTAAGCATAGTGTTGAAGATGTAGAAATGTTTGATGAACCTCAATATAAGAAAGATAATGATGAGGATGAAGAGGATGAAGATGAGCCATACTTCTTTACATTACCAATTCCAAAAAATAGAATTGATAGATATGCACCAATGTTTGTATCAAACGTATCAAGCGATTTGGAAGAACTAAAAAATATGGGACTAAAACCCGGACAATATTTCATAGAAATGTTGGATATGGATGGACTTGGATTTTGTTCATCTGAAGAAGAATTAGAAATATTATATAAATCACTAACACATAAATACATAGAAAATGATTAGGAACTACACAGAAGAACAACTTCAACAAAACTACGAAAGATTTATTGCTGCACTAAAAAAAGTATTTAGTGGTGAACGATTGGAAAAATTACTACATATGTATTCTGAAAATGAATTAGGTATAGAGTTAACAATTGCACCCGCATCGGCTAAACTAAACTTCCACTCAGCATATGTTGGTGGTTATATAGACCACGTAATGAATGTAGCAACTAACGCTTATAAATTAAAGAAGATGTTTGAAACAAGTGGAGGTTATATCAACTTTACTGATGAGGAATTGTTATTCGCAGCATTCCACCATGATTTGGGTAAATTGGGAGATGGAGCAGAACCATACTATCTACCGCAAACATCGGAGTGGCATCAAAAGAATAAGAAAGAGTATTTTCATATCAATCCAAAGTTACAATACTTTGATGTAACTGATAGAGCACTTTGGTTACTAAATCAATATGGTATAAAATATACTCAAAAAGAACAATTAGGTATTATGATGGCTGATGGATTATACAATGAAGCAACTAAAAAGTACTTCATGTCATATGATGAAAACTTCCAATTAAAAACTGAGTTACCATATTTAATTCATTGGGCAGACCATATGAGTTGTAGATTGGAAAATACCGAATACCGAAACGCAACTGGTATGATGGATAATGTATCAGCAATGTTTTAACTGACACTATTTCCGAATTTATTAAAATAAACTGACAAAATTTCATAATAATAGAATTGGTACGATATTGGTAATATCTTAATTAATATTAACCAAAAAAATAAAAAATTATGTTTACTTTTAACACACTTGATGGATTATTGGAATCCATAGCAAAAAACCAAAAACCAATGTGGAATACAACTCCAAGTTTATCTTTTTCACCAATATTCTCACAATATTATATTGATGAGATGGAAGATGGTGGTAAAAAAATAACGGTTAATGTTGTAGGACACAACCCATCTGATATCGATATTACAATTGATAACGATGAAATCTTAATCAAAGCATCTAAGAAAAAAGATGCTGCTGGATTTGTTAGAGATATTAATTTAGAGTTCTCAGTTGCATCACCATATGATGGTAAATTGACTGAAGCATCTATTAAAGATGGAATCTTAACATTGATTGTAAGTAAATCCAAAGAAGAAAAAACCAAAAAAGTTAAGCTTAAACTTTAATGGTTTAATATGTTACGTTTTAAGAAGGGAGAATTAATAATCTCCCTTTTTTATTTTTTAGATATTTATATATATACAATTAAAAAGAACAATATGAAACCTGAATACAAAGAAAAGGCATTATCGTACATGGATGGAATTAACAATAGAACAAAAACTATCCAAGAAATGTTAGAAGGAAAAAGACCATCAAACCAATCTGATGCAATTCGTTTAACTAAAGAAATTGAAAGATTGTTAGAGCAAGCTCGTAACATCGTTGAATTATCATAAATGAAATTTAGAACTATTTTATTAGGAGTTTCCGCATTACTGATAGCATCAGCCGCGGCTTTCTTTTCGGTAACTGGATTATCCAAGCTATTCGCTGGGGCATCTACTGCCGTAATCCTAATGGCTAGTTCTTTAGAATTTGGAAAATTAATATCAGCTGGATTCCTTTATAATTATTGGGACAAAATAAACAAAGTACTCAGAACCTATCTATTGATTGGAGTATGTGTACTTATCGTTATTACATCAGCTGGTATATATGGGTTCCTAACATCCGCATATCAAACAACCGCAGACCAATTGGGGGTTGTTGATAAACAAACTGAAATTGTAAATCTTAAAAAGAATAGATTTGAAGAACAATTGAAATCTTATAATGAAGAGAAAACTCAATTAACTCAAACTATTGGCTCGTTATCAGGTGGATTGTCTAATAACGTACAAACATCTAAGGATAGAAATGGTAATATTTTATCATCATCATCATCTGCTAATAGACGAGTATTAACTACTCAATTAAACGAAGCAAAAGAACAACGAATCAAAGTTGAAGAAAAAATCGAAGTATTGACTGATTCAATTACAAAGTTAGAATTAAAAGCATTGGATGTACAACAAAGTTCAGAGGTGGCTGGTGAGGTAGGACCTTTAAAGTTTATGGCTGAAATAACAGGTAAACCGATGTCAACTATTGTTAACTGGTTTGCACTTCTTATTATATTTGTATTTGACCCATTAGCTGTAACATTAGTAATTGCATTCAACACCGCATTAAAAATTGATAAGGGTGAGGATGATGTAAAGAAAGTAATTCAGAAAAGAGAATTATATGGTGAGGAGCCAGATGAAAAGGAAACTCAAAAAGAAGCATTGGTTGAAATGATGGAAAACGATGAGGAGTTGGGATTATACGATGAACCAATAACTCTATCAGAAAAAGATGCAGAAGTATTCTTTAATGAAATTGGAAATCCCTCAGAACCAAACGAAGAATTATTAAAAGCGGCCTCTCAATATAATGAGGACGTAAAAAAAAAAGAAACTAGTACCGCTACAACAAATGTGGAAGAAGATGAATTATCTTTTTTAATAAAGGATGTTAATAGACGTGGTATTGATATCGATGGTGATGGTACCATTGATGGATATGATAACACTGGTGATGGTTTAATTGATGAATTTACACCAAAATCATCCCGTAGAGCACAATACGCTAGAAATGAAAAACCCTATTACGCTAAACCAAATTTCAATTGGGGTGATAGAAAGGCATGGATAAATGACCAAAATGCAGTTAACTATTGGTTAACTTATGTTAAAAACGACAAGGATACTTCATATCCAACCGATTTCGATACAAAAACTTATTAAAATATTTGTTTATTCCAAATTAATTTCGTATATTTGAGTATAAAACAAATAAACTATGAAATTAGGATACGCTTGTATTAATATGTCAATGGGTAAACAGGTTACCACAAATCGTACTATGGTTAAACGTACTTTTGAAGCAAGGGGTATGGATTATGTGTCAGAACTTGCATTACTCAATGCAAAAGATATTGTTAGAATTTTAGAATGGAATCGATTGAATGGAATTAGTTTCTTTCGATTATCATCAGCACTTATTCCGTGGGGTGACCAACTAGATTTAACTCAGTTAAAAGATTACAAAGAGATTAAGCGTGAATTAAAAAAAGCAGGTGATTTTGCTAAGTTTTGGGGTATTCGTATTACATCCCATCCTGGTCCATTTAACGTATTAGTTTCACCTAATGAATCAGTTGTACTTAAAACAATTGCTGATTTAGAACTACATGGTAAAGTATTTGATATGATGGGATTGGAAAAATCTCCATATAATAAAATTAACATACATTGTAATGGTGTGTATGGTGATAAGATTTCTGCTATGATGCGATTTTGTGAAAACTTCAAACGATTATCACCATCGGTTAGAAAAAGACTTACAATTGAGAATGATGATAAAGCATCAATGTACTCAGTTAAAGATTTAATGTTCATACATAATATAATTGGTATTCCAATTGTATTTGATTATCACCACCACAAATTTTGTACTGGTGATTTATCAGAGGAAATGGCATTAAAATTAGCCGTATCAACTTGGCCTAAATCAATTACGCCGGTTGTACATTATTCAGAATCAAAATCATTACATGAAAACAACACAAAAATCAAAGACCAAGCCCATTCCGATTACATTAATAGAATCCCCAACACATATGGGTACGATGTGGACATTATGGTTGAGGCAAAAGCAAAAGAATTAGCAATACTACCATTCATTGGTAAAGAGCATATATGTGAGTATAGTGGATTATTAAAAGTAGACAGTTATAGTTAATGGAAATAAAAGTAAACATCAATACTCCAAAAAGAGTAGAAAAGAAATGGGGTTATGAACTATGGGTTCATAATGACAATGAATATTGTGGTAAACTATTAGTGTTTACAAAAGATAGAAATAGGTTTTCTATGCATTACCATTTGATTAAAAAAGAAAGTTGGTATGTTCAAGAAGGAAGATTCCAATTTAATTGGATTGATGTTGAAAATGGGAAATTAGAAGGTACTACATTAGAGAGGGGTCAATCAGTTTTAATTGAACGGGGTTTACCTCATCAGTTAATCGCATTAGAAGATAACTCAATTATATTTGAAGTATCAACAGAACATTTTGATGAAGATTCATATAGAATTTATAGACAAAGTCCGGAGGATTTACTATGACATATATAACAAAATATTTACCTGAGTTAGATGTATTAAAAAAAGAGTTAGAAACAAATCCAACTAATATTCGTTACTATATAAAGTATATGGGATTTATAGGAAATTCTGATTCAATTGAGTATTTAGAAAATAAAATTAAAGAATATTATGAAAGTAAAATTGATTAAACAATCACCAGTTACAAATGATGAACTAAGTGATTATAATAATAAGATATCAAAATTAAAAGGTATTTCATTTACATCACATGATGTGGATATGGACAAAAGAATTATTACATTAAGGTTAGTTGAAGATGCACCATTAACATTGGTAAATCCAACAGTTACTGAAAAATCTGATAAATTAGTTTTGTACTTTGAAAAAGATAGTAACAAAGAAAAAACAAGAAAAACAATTAGACATACATCATTTAAAGTTAATACGGATAATTTGGGTATAGTTGAATTTTCAGCAGATAAGGAAACTTGGAAAACCGAACAAGACCTTATGGAAGATATGGGTTTATTTGAATGTATATTAGCTCAACGATTAATTGATGCTATTGATGGAATTGATATTAATTCAGAACTTCGTAGATATACAACCCAAGTAATTTCAACCAAACAACCTGGTAGAAATGATAAAGTAATGTTACAGGGGCCGAATGGTGATATGGCGTTTATTAAATTTAAAAACGCACAATCTTTAATATCTAAGGGTTATCAATTAGTATAGTTATGGCAATATTATCATACAAATCCGAAGAACCTTTAAATAGAGAAGCAAAGAACATATCATTTGATGTACCCGATGATATGAATATTTTTGAATTTAAAATTATGTGTGTACGAATGGCATCAGCTATGGGATATACCGATTATACAATTAAAAAATCATTTGGAGATACGGATTATGAATCTGAATCGGATAGAGAGTTTAAGCAATTTATTAAATCAATTGGACAATTAACTGGTTCATTAACATTTTAATATGGAAGAATTATTGATAAGTAAAGTAATAACATTAGAAGTTATATTAGATACTTTATTAGAAGAATTATTTGAAAATGATGTAATTGATAAAGATAAATTTGATAAAGTTGTTTTGGCTAAAATACAAAAATTACAAAATCAATTAAAAACAATAGAAAGAAATGATATAGATTATTCTAATTTATTCAACGGCCCAATCGGAGAGGCTTAAAATAAATTTGGATATATCAATTATTTTTTGTATCTTTACTAAAATATAAAATATATGGAAGCAATCTTATTTACTTTACTGTTATTATCATTAGTTGTAAATGTGGTACTGATTCTTAGGGGAATAGAATTAGTAAGTCAAATTGAACAGGCGCAAACGGATTATTATGAATTAAATGAATATACATTAGAAAAATTTGAAACCATGTTGGAAGATATGAGAGCAATTGATTTAAGGGGTTCATTTGAATCAGATGATGAAGTTGGCACGGTATTTACTGAGCTAAAGGATATTATTGAAAAATATAAAAACACTTTATAGAAATGCCAAGACCAAGAAAAAATAAAATGTATTTTACGCAAGATACCGAAGATGCTATCGTTGCGTATAATAAATCAATTTCCGATAGGGAAAAAAATCAATTATATAAAGATAGGATACAATATCCCTTTGAAAAATTAGCAGAGAATATTTTAAACACATTTAAGTTTACATATTTTGATGTACCTAAAGAAGATGTACAATGTGAAGTTGTTGCGATTCTAATTCAAAAAATTCATATGTTTAAAGAAGGTAGGGGAAAAGCATTCTCATATTTTTCTATTGTTGCTAAAAATTATTTAATATTAAATAATAATTCAAATTACAAACGATTTAAGAAAACATCATTATTATCAGAAATGCCTGAAAGTTGGAATCCTGAAAATGATTTTTACGAAACTCAAAGAGGTGATGAGTATAATGAATTTAAAGATTTAATGCTTAATTATTGGGATACTAATTTAACTAATGTATTCACTAAGAAAAGAGATATTCAAATTGCAGATGCAATATTAGAATTGTTCCGTAGAAGTCAAAATATTGAAAATTTTAACAAAAAACATTTATATCTCTTAATAAGAGAAATGACAGATTGTAAAACGCATTATATTACAAAGGTTGTTAATGTAATGAAGGAACATCAAATAAGAATGTTAAATGAATATTTGGATTATGGTACAGTTTCAAAAGCAGATGAAATGGACTTTTTCGCATACTAATATGTTACATTACAAATAAATTTATAAAGTGATAAGAAATTATCACTTTTTTTTTGTCAAGTTGATGTTTCAAATTTATACATATATTTATAAAAAATTAACCTCAATATATTATGGCAAAAGCAAGTTCAACAAGCACTACAATTAGAGTAAAGAAAAAAGTATCAAATCCGGGTATTCATTCTAAAACAAGAACATCTAATTCAAAAACCTCTAAGCATTATAAGAAATCTTATAGGGGACAGGGTAGATAATTTATTTTTAAATTAGATATTTATATCAGTAATTAAAACGGCTCCCATCCAATTGGGAAAACTCATATGTGTATAATTGTTAGTAAGTCTATCGATGGTTCTAAAATATTAGCCAAAAATAGAGATAGGGCTTATAAACCCTCATTAGAGATAGTTCACACTGTTATCAATGGTGTTGAGGTTGCATATCTAAGAGATACTGTTACCGATTGGTCTGAAGGCCTAAATGAGTATGGTATTGGTTTAGTTAATACTGCACTTATGGTTGGGTATGATGAGAACGAAAAGAAAATCGTTAAAAAAGGTGGTAAACCTTCTAAAGATGGTAATAAGATTCGTACCGCATTATCTAAGAAAACCATTAAAGATGTAGTAAATTCAGCTATAACATTTGATGGTGGAATTAAAGGACATACCTTTATATCTACTCCACATAAAATGATATCAATTGAAACAACATCAAAGCATAATCCTAAGTTTGAATTGCATACTGATGGAGATGTAGTTAGAACAAATCACGGACACTTACATCATGGGGCTGGATATATAGAAGGGCCTGATTACTTATCATCAAAATTAAGGAAAATGTCAGCTGAAAAAATGATGACTCGTGCTGAAAAGGTAGATGATATCTTACCATTGATGAGAAAAAAATTATACAAACATTCTTCTAATCTAAATATGATGAGAGATACCAATAAAATGGTTACATCATCACAATTACTTTTAGATTTAACAAACAAAGTTTTAAAGCTAACTTTTAGAGAAAATCAAATAGAATCGTTTGAGGGAATTAAAAGAGACCTACCAAACGGATATACTCCTAAAATCAAAATTGTAGTTACTAAACTTTCAAATTAAAATCACTTTTTACTTTATTGATATTTATATATATAAACAATATATACCAATAAAGTATGTCAATAGATTTTGAATTATTTCCTGGAAAGAACCTAAGTGGGTTATTTGAGGATATTTACACGAACCAAATCACCAAAAAGAAACATATTTCAGAACTTATTGCTGAAATGAGGAAAACGATTAGACACGCTGGTGATATGGCGGTAGTTGGTCCAATCTTAAAAGATTTAATTGATTCATCCGTTAGAAATGATGACCAATTAATTAAATTAGCAACAATAGCACAACGTATAATGTTGGCAAATCAAAAGAATGATGGTGAGGATGGATTCTTATCAGCAGCCGAAAGAGAACAATTGTTAGCAGAGATTGAAGAAGTGCAAGAGGAAGTAGAACGTATTGATTCTATTCAGAATGATGTAGAAGAGTTAAAACAAAAAATACAAAAGTAGTATGTTTGATAGAAATTCATCAGTTAGAGCAAATCAAAGTGGTGGTAAGGGTGGAGCACCCACATCTACAACGGGTATAGTATATCATGTAATTTTAAATTCAGATGATTCTGTATTAACTGATTTAGAAATTCCAAATGGTGATAAAGCTATTTATATAGGCGCAATTCAATATAAATCACAAGGTGGTAGTAATAAAGGAACTGCTGAGTCTGTTGCTTTTCCAAAAAATCTAAATTATAATTCATTACCAACTATAAATGAAGTTGTAAACATTGTAAGTGGAGCTGGTGGTGCAACGTATTATGAACGTATTGGTAAATCGGCTACACCAAATATAAATTCGGAAGAGACTACAATAAAATCAGCAAAACCAACTGATAAAAGTTCTGTAAATAAAAGTGCTAGTTATGGAAAAGTTCAATCAACTGGGATAGTTAGAAGTAATGCTGAATCTGAAGAATTAGATGGATATGGTAAATACTTTAAAGCAAATGGTAATTTGCATAAATTAAAGTTATATGAGGGTGATACTACAATTGAAAGCCGTTTCGGACAATCAATTAGATTTTCTGGATATAACAATCCTGATAATTCATTCTCACCAACAATTACTATTAGAAATATTGAAAACTCAATAAGTTTAAAAGAGGATAATACTAAATCAACTGAAGAGGATGTAAATAGAGATGGTAGTGTAATTGTATTTGGTAGTAACGAATATCAATTACCATTTCAACCTGGTACTGTTTCTGATTCTGGTACATCTGATTTTGAAACCAAACCATCGGCATTTAAAAGTTACCCATCTGATTTAAAAGGAAATCAAATCCTAATAAATTCTGATAGATTAATATTTTCAGCAAAGACATCTGAAATGATTTTCTATTCTAAGAAAAATTATGGTTTTATTTCAGATGGTACATTATCAATTGATAATAAGCTTGGGATTGAAGTAAGTGTTGGTGATAATATTAACGTTTTAACAAACGATAAGGATATAAACTTAAATACTAATAATGGTAAAGTTAATATTGGTAATGTTGATTTGGAATCATTAGTTAGAGGAGAAACTCTATTGGGATTAATGGAAGAATTAATTGATGCTATTGTAGCACAAATATATTTAACACCATCAGGCCCATCAGCAACAGGCCCAACAAATATTGCAGATTTTAACTCTATTAAATCAAGACTTAAAGAATTTTTAAGTACTCTAAATAAAACATCATAAATGTCTTGGGCAACTTTTAAATCAAACATATTAAATAAAGCAAATTCACCTGAGAATATAGAGGATATTGACTTTGTAGCGAACCTATGGGCAACTGAGTATGATAAAGCCATAAAAGCAGGTAAGGATTTACTTCATATGGTTTCTCTTCAAAATGGAAATACATCTGTAATGGAAAATTTATTTAAAATTTCATTATATCAAGGACAAGCATCTAACTCACCTGCTTTTAGTTTAGTTAGTGAATTTGGAAAAGGTGTACAAGCTTATTGGGCCGGTGGGATTATGAACAATTATCCAATACCAATGATACCTGCACCCGGTTCGGTTCAAAACGTTGCGGTTATATCTAATTTGGTTGTAAACCCTGGAGTTTGGACTCCACAACCACCAATACCACCAAATGATAATACTGGATTAATTGTTGACCAATTCATTTTGGCAGCAACGATTCATTTAACAACGGTATCTGGAGTTGTACAAACTACATCATTATACCCAGCCGTACCATCACCATTACCAGCTCCGGGTATTTTACCTTGGACTGGATATATGGTACCACCATCTTCACCATCGGTATCAGTACCCGCTATAGCTGCAGCAGCTGCCGTAGCATTAGCAAAGGTTGAAAATGCAGCTGATACAACATTATCACCTGAGCAAATTGAATCATTTCAAGCTGAAAAAGCTGAAGCTGAAATAGAAGCTAATGATGAAACACTTTCATTAGAAGAAAGGGAACCAGCTGCAGAATATGCTACATTAAAAGAAGAAGAATTAGAAGCAGGTGAACAAAACGCAGCTGATGTTGATTTAACTGAAGAGGAAGTTGATGCATTGGCTGAAATAACTGATGCTAAATGTCCTGCTGGGGCTAAGGTAGTTAATGCGGCCAAAAAGGATATTGGTATATTAGAAACTGGTACTCCACCTGGTAAAAACTATGGTGGTTTTACTGGAGGTAGGCAATTACCAAAAGCAGGTAGAATTGATGCTATGATTGGATTTGCTGGATTAAATAATCAAGCGAAAGTTAAATCATCTGGTTCTGGTTATTATTGGTGTGCGGGTGCTGTAACTACTTGGTGGAAAGAAGCCGGTTTACCAACTCCACCCGGAGCAGCAGCTTGTGCAAGTTGGAAATCTTGGGCAAAATCAAAAGGATATTGGTCATCTAAACCAGTATTAGGAGCAGCTGTAATATATTCAGATAAGACAGGACATGCACATCATATTGGAATTGTATCAGCGGTTTTACCAAATGGTTCAATAACAACAATAGAAGGAAACACTGGTGGTGGTGGATTTAATAGAAATGGATGTGGTGTATTTTCAAAAGCACCAAAAAAATATGATGGGTTTGTTATACCACCTCCTTGTGTAAAAAAATAGAACATAACGTACCTATCACTTCAATAACCAAAAAATTATAATAAGATATTTATAGTGAAGGGAATAAAAACTAAACAAGTATGGATACTGATAAATTAGTAAAAGCAATACAAATTATTGTTAAAGATGAAATAAAAGCCGTATTACCAACCTTAGTTAAAGAAGGTGTAAAGGCTGAAATGAAAAAGTTATTAAGAGAGAATTCTCAATTAAGAGGAGCTCTAACTAAAAAACCTGCTCAACCAACATTTATGGATAATGAGGTTAGTGAGGGTATTCAACATACTCCACAACCAACTAGAATGTTAAGTAAAAATCCTTTATTGAATGAAGTGTTAAACCAAACACAGCCATTTAATGGAACACAACATACGGAATCACCATACGCTGGGGCTCCAATGGGAGATGAATATAAAACATTAAATTTTAATACATCAGATGTTCATACAATGGGTGCACAAAATATAGCAGAAAAAATGGGATATGGTGATATGAGCTCAGGTCCATCTAAAGCTGGATTGGGTATAACAACTGGATTAGCTGGATTGGATAGAATTCTTAATAGAGATAACTCAGCATTAGTTAAAGCATTTGATAAATCAAAAGGTGGTTGGAGACCTGGAATGTAATTATAAGATATGGCAATTGAATTAGGTTCAAAGATAGTAAAAGATACCCAAACGTACAATGATTATGCGATAGGTATATCTTTGCCTCTTCAAATTGGAGGAAATGGATTCACTCAAACATATAATACAACCGACCAAATAAAGTCAAACATAAAAAATTTATTATTAACACAAAGAGGTGAAAGAATTTTACAACCTGAATTTGGTAGTGGATTACATGAAATACTATTTGATTTTAATAATGATGATATTGAGGGCAAAATTGAGGATGCTATAAATGAGGCATTTG